GGTATAGTAAACATGACAGCAAACCGTGAGGTCCTCATTAGGCCTTCACCAGCTACTGTTGATATGAATTCGTTTAACGTTGCCATATTATCCTATTGAGTCCTTCCAGACTCTTGCTTTGTTTGCGCCAACGAACTGCTCTACCGGTAATAACATTGCCGTAGTCCAATCTTGGGCATCTATCTTCCTAAACGTTGACTTAACATGGTCGTTTAGATAATGCTTAACACAAGGTTCTGCCCATTTAAACTTAGATACACCACCAATAAGCCTCCATGACATTTTAAGACGTGTATTTTCTGTCATTGTTCTGTCTGTTGCAAAGTCCATTAATCTTTGTAGTAACATAACACGCATCTGATATGGTAAGTAATGCATGTTTAAACCATAAAATCCACCAGCAACCCTCTTAAATGGGAATACTAGCGGGAACTTATCATAGTATGGTAATGTATCTTTATGCTTAGGATCATAGAAAAACATGTATAGGCTACCAGGAACTACTTGAGCTTTGACTTGTTTTGGGTTAGAGTTCATCACCTTTTGAGATGTGATGTTTTGTCTACCTAACATGATAGCTTGTTGCTGGAACCAGGCCTTAGACCTTAAAGCTGCTTGCTTTAGATCATAAGGGTTTTGTTTAAATACGTCTTTAAGTTGAGCCATTTATTATTTATACGCTATTTCAGGCCTAATTCATGTTCGGTTATAATGATGAACTCATAACCTCTATCGCTACACCATTCTCTTGCTGCTCTCCACTTAGCTTGGTTCTTAACGAACGTAACTGACTCGGTTATATAATGCTTAGTCTTCCTGCCCGGGTACACGGGAGGTTGGGTTTGTTTAGCAGGTTTAACCTCAACAAGGTATGTTTTAAAAGAATCATCCTTTGTCTTAACTTTTATCTTAAAGTCGATGAAGTACCTATGAACTCTATTGTCAGTAGGGCACCTGTATGGGACTACAGTCTCCTCAGAACACCATTTAACAACTGATGGATTCCTATCACACCATGAGGCAAAGCGGGTTTCCCATGAGGACCTCATCACGATCTGTGTAGGGTCTCCCTCGTACTTATCGGGAAACATAGGTTTGTACATTCTTTTATGAAACATATCATTATTTATCATATAAATAGTTAATAAACGTTTTAGGAATTAATAATGGCTAGTCTTAATGGTCCAGGTTATCAAGGTAGTAATGCTTTTAATGCTGGAACTCAAAATCCACCAGCTGCAGAAACACCAAATACACAAGATCCTAAGCTACAAGGAAGTAGCCTTTATCAAGCTAGAGGATCAGCGGCACAGTTTGATTTAAACAAGTATAAGATAGAACAGCATTCTTATCCTAGCGATCTCATGAGCCCTATAGGTGAATATGGTGGCAACTATGTTATATTCTACATTAATGTAGCGGTAGACTCAAAACTCCTTAAAGATCCTACAGTACAAACAGTTAATGATGCTACACCGAGAGATAATGGTGATGCAGCTGCAACAGCAAACAAATACCAAAGCGGAGCGGGCGGAGTTGTAGCTGGACAAACTGGTGTTGCACTAGGAGGATTAGCATTAGGTGGAGGTTTGACTAGCCAGACAACCGGAACCAATGCTAATGGTAGTACATATACATCAACAGGTATATCAAGCGCGGTATATAAGACACTTGGCACTGCTGCCGTTGGAGCTGGTGTATTGGCAAACGTAGCTTCTACTTTCTCGGGCCAAAAGAAACGATTAGCTACAGCGGTGGCATTACACACACCAAACAACATGTCTACTACATATAGTGTTAACTATGATGAAGAAGATACAGATACATTTGCTATGGGTCTTGCTGCAGTTGGTACTATATCACCAGCATTTAAAAAAGCTGCAGAACAAAAAGGTATGTCAGATGTATCAGGTTCTATTGCTGCAGCAGTATTAGCGCAAGGACTTAAATTGCCTGGAAGTGCCGGAGTATCTAAGGTTACTGGCCTAGCACAAAATCCACGCAAAGAGCAGATCTTTAAGCATGTTAACTTTAGACAGTTTACGTTTGACTATCAGTTCTATCCAAGGGATGCTAAGGAAGCTGAGAACGTACTAAACATCATCTATCAGTTTAAACTACATATGCATCCAGAATTTAAAGATGCAAACAACTTCTTATACATATACCCATCAGAGTTTGATATATTCTACTACAACGGCGGTCAAGAGAACTTAAACGTTAATAGACATACATCATGTGTACTTACAGACATGGTAGTTAACTACTCTCCAAACGGCCAGTTTACGGCATTTGCAAACGGTATGCCAACACAGATTAATGTGTCATTAACCTTTAAAGAGCTTGCAACTCTCACTAAAGAGAAAATACAGGATTACATGTAATGTACTTCGACAGATTTCCATCATTCTTATATCCATTCAAGATCAACGGTAAGACCGAGTATAAACTTGTAAAGGACATCTCACAGAACATTCGCGTTCGTAAGGAGATCCTTGCTAACGTAACTCTATATGATGAGTATGATATACGAGATGGTGAGACACCTGAGATCATAGCTGAACGCATATATGGTTCACCACACTACCATTGGGTAGTCATGTTGTGCAACGATAAGTATAACTATGTGGATGACTTTCCATTACCAATACCGCAGTTAGAGAAGCATATAGATAATAAGTATGGTACAACTAAGTATGATGTGCATCATTATGTCGATACCAATGGTTATATAGTCGACTCAGCACACGGTACATCCGTATCTAACTATGATTATGAGATGACTCTTAATGAAACTAAACGTCGAATCAAACTAATAGCTCCGTCCCTACTAAACACTATAATCAAAAACTTTAAAGATCTTATATAATGGCTGCAAATTCTGAAGCAATACGTTTCGCAGGAGACGTCTCGATCGATAAGATTGAGATCATCTCTTCGAACGGGTTTGGTCAAGAGGTTACTAACCAAGTAGTAGCCATTGAGTTCTTTGAAGATCTTTGGTCACCGTTCCATTCAGGTATCATAGCATTAAAAGATTCATTAGACCTTGCAAACTTATTTCCATTTGTTGGTGAAGAGTACCTTAACTTAAAGATCCATACCCCATCATTTGAAGGTAAAGAGAAGGTCATCGATGATCAGTTCTATATCTACAAGATGAATAACAGAGAGGCATCTGGAGATCGTAATGTTATCTATGAGCTACACTTCATATCGCGCGAAGCTGTTGTAGACCTTAATAAAGCAACAAGTAAAGCATATCAAGGTAAGTGTTCTGATATAGCAAGACAAATCATATCAGCTCCTGATGGTTTAGAATCTAAGAAGCCTATAAACGTTGAAGAGACTCCAAACGGTGTTAAGTTCGTGGCAAACTATTGGCCACCAGTAAAGAGCCTTAACTATGCAGCAGAGACATCAGCTAATAAAGAAGGAGCTGCAAACTACTTATTCTTTGAAAACAGATCTGGTTTAAACTTTGTATCATTAGATTATCTTTATAAAGCTCCTATCATACAAGAGTTTGTATCTGATAACTACATGAGAGACTTTCTTCCTGACGGTAGAACAGTTAGAAACGTAGAGAAAGAATACCAACGTATCATAGAGATACATATACCTGAACCATTCAACTACATGGATCGCGTAAGAGGTGGTATGTATGCGAACAAGATGACTAACTACGATCTAGTAACTAAGAAGTATATAGTTAAGACGTTTGACATGCTACAAGATTGGGCTAAGGGTGTGCATCTTAATGAATTTCCTGGTGCGTCTAACAAAGCTATCCGTAGGTTTAACTCTATGGGTTTCGTATACCCAAAGTATCATGCAAACTTTAATAACTTTGGTGATGTAACTAATTCTAAGACTATACAAAAACGCATGTCAGCTTTGATGCAAGCAGAGATAACACGAATAGATATCGTAGTACCTGGAAGGACAGACTATACTGTTGGTAAGAAAGTAAACGTTAAGCTTAATAAATTTAACCCGATAGAAGGCCAAGATTCTGATAAAGATACATATGATAATATGTTCTCAGGTAATTACCTAATATCAGGTATTAATCATTTTATTGACAGAGAGAAGCATCAATGTCATATGGAGTTGATGAAGGATTCATTCATCGTTGATTTGGATAAGGGCGGCAAATGAAGTTATATACAGGATGCGTAGAGAATAGACAAGATCCATTAAAACTTGGTAGATGCCAAGTTCGGGTAGTTGGTCTACATAACTATGATAAGGCTGTATTAAAGACTGAGGACTTGCCATGGGCATATCCTATGCAACCTATCACATCAGCTGGTATTTCAGGTGTTGGTCATAGTCCATTAGGTCCAGTTGAAGGTACATGGGTCGTCATCATGTTCAGAGATGAAGATGAACAACAACCTATCATGCTTGGTTCTGTTGGAGGTATACCACAACAACAGGGTTCTATAGATCAAGATGATGATCAGATGATCCTCAAAGCCGATGGCATGTTGGCTGGAGCTGACGGTCAAACTACGACTGACAATAACGGTAATACTGTTACTAATACATCTGATACACCAATGCCAGCTGCAACTGGTTTAAATGCAGCAAGTTCTTATACAGCATCGGCTGATGCGGTTAATCTTATTAAACAGTTTGAAGGTAAGCGTTTAACGTCTTATCAAGACTCTGTAGGCATATGGACTATTGGTTATGGTTCAACCATGATCGGCGGATCTCCTGTTGGTCCAGGTATGACAATCACAGACGCACAAGCCGAACAATACTTACAAGCACATCTTAATAGTAAAGTAGCTCCATACATCCAGAAAGTTAAAGCTCCTATCACGCAGTCTATGTTTGATGCTATGTGCTGTCTTACATATAATATTGGAGCTGGTGCATTTGGTAAGTCCACACTAAAACAAAACACAGATGCTACAAACTATACGCAAGCTGCAACAAACTTCTTAGACTGGAATAAAGCTGGTGGTCAAGTTCTGCTAGGTTTAACTAGAAGACGTTCAGCTGAACAAACACTATACCTTAAAGATGGTATTCCTAATGTATCAGGCGATATAACTCCGGTTAATACTCCGGCGGTGCCACCGGTTGGATCTGATCCAGCAAACCCATCGGGTACAGCTAACAGCGGTGCTAACATAATTCTTGGATTTAAAGACCCTAAAGGTAAGTATCCATTATACCTAAACGAACCTGACACTAATAAGCTTGCAAGACACGAAGATATTAAGAAGACGCTCGTCTATAAGAAAGAGTTGGCTCGAGATAAAGATGTTGCAGTTCCTGGTGGTAAAACATGGGATCAATCTCCTATACCATACAACACTACATATCCATTCAATAAAGTATTCATGTCCGAGTCCGGCCATGTCATGGAGTTTGATGACACAGAGAACTCAGAACGCATCCATTTGTATCATAAAGCTGGTACATACATGGAAGTAGATGCAAATGGTACAAAGGTTACGCGTATAGTCGGAGATAACTATGAGATCCTTGAACGCAATGGATATGTACATATTAAAGGAGCTGCTAACGTTACAATCGAAGGTGACAGTAATGTACTAGTTAAGAACAACATGAACCTTGATGTATATGGTAACGTTAACATGAATGTTGCGGGTAACATGAACACAGCCGTGACAGGTTCATATAACGTCAAGGCTGCATCGATAAACTTAGAAACTACCGGGGTTACTAATATATATTCTGCAAGTTCATTGAACTTAAACTCTGCTGCAGCAACTAACATATTAGCTGGAGCAACGGTCAACATCGATGGTGTACGAACAGATATCGGTAATGGTACTGCAGGTGCGGCAAATAAGACCACATTAACTATACCTGCGGCACAACAACCTGAAGAACCAGTATTTGAAGATCTTATAGTCATTACTCGTGGTGCACAAGCTGCAGCATACTATGAAACTCCAGAAGAAGGAGATCCAGCAGAATATCAAGCTAAACAGATCGCGGATGGTACATTAGATCCAGATGCTGTAAACTCTGGTACACCTAAAGGTTCTGCTGCAGCTCCAGCAAATAGCGTAAATTCTGGTCCACAAAGTTGTGATGTCATATTCGGTATGGCTAAGTTCTCTGCAGATCTGCAACTATCAGATCACTTTACTCTCGGTTCATTAACAAGTAATGGTACACGTTTACCAGTAGATCAAGTTGGATTAACTGCGCAACAGATCGTGTGTAACCTTAAAGGCCTTGCTGAAAATTGTCTAGAGCCTATCATTAAACTATACCCAAGTATGATAATTACTTCGGGCTTTAGAAGACCTGGAGATGTTGCTGCATCAAGTAAAACATCACAGCACTATAATGGTGAAGCTGCAGACATTGTTATCCCTGGATTTAATAGACAGAAGATGTATGATGCGATTCAAACTATACAACAACTTGTACCATATGACCAACTAATACTTGAATATTCTGGTGCTACCACATGCTGGATTCATTGTTCGTTCTCTTATAAGTCACCACGTAAGATGGCGTTTACGATGAGAGATCACCATACATATCCTCCTATGGGACAATTTACACTGATAGCATAATGTTTTCTCCAGTCAATACAACACTTACTACTGTAGGTTTAGAACAGAATATAGCTAACGTTGCTGTAGCTTATATTGATACGCAACCGAATGCAACGTATAGTCTAATAACAGATCCAAAAGGAAGAACAACATGGGAACAAGTTGCTGGATCTGGTAATGAAACATCATCCTCAAAAGCAGTTACATTAACAGCTGTCACAGAGTTTCCTTCTGTAGTAGTTGCAGGAAATAAAATTACTGGATACTTTACGGATTGCTTTGATAATGAAATTAAATATAGAACAAAGGATGACCAGTTTGTAACAACAAAAAAATGGAAAGACATAGCATTAGCTATAGCTAATAATACGTTTTCCGAACTTTATTACTACAAAGCTGATACGAGGACAAGAATAGTGTACGATTATATAGCGTCTATTGCTCCATCACCTTTGCCGTATCTATATACTAAAGTTTCATTTGTTAATGGAGTTGCAACAGTAACGTTACCTGATACAAATGGTGTATTTGTTGGTGGAGCTAGTACTTCATTTAATACATCTACGATATTGGATAATTATAAAGTTATAGTAACTGCTCCAGGTAATACTCGTATGACAGAAGGGCTTGAGATTGAATTTACACCAACAGTTAACTATTTAGGCGGCAATGGAGTATATGGATCAGTAAATGGTGTACCAAATACTGGGTCAAATAGCTATGCTAATAACACTAAAAGATCTATAACATCAAGTTCTGATGGTAGAACACTTACTTTTTCTTTAGACTCTATTAATACTAACTTCCCAAATGATACATTTAATGCAAGCGGCACATTTATAGCTACAATTACTACAAAATATGTAACAGGTCAAACATACCATATCAACGTTGATAATGACTGGCAAGGCGGTAGGAACCAATTAATTAAGTACACTAATTTAACTAAATATCAACAAGAGTATCTGGTGCAATGGATAAATAGTAATAGTGATAAAGTTACATGGACTAATAACGTACTAGAAGCAGTAGATTGGGAAAATAGCAACCTATGACAACACCTATAACACTACCATATACCTTCCAGCATATGACTGGATCGATCCCATTAAAGGATCTTGACGACAACTTTGCGGCTCTTGCTGCAGCTGGTGGAGGAGGAGCAACTCTTTCACTAGATGGTGGACATCCTAATACATTCCCTCCAACTGGAGCGGCATTTGACGCAGGACATGTAGTTTAATGGCTTATATACAATTACAATTTAGACGCGGTACCGCGGCAGAATGGCTAGCTTCAGATCCACCACTCGCTGAAGGCGAGATGGGTATTGAGCTTGATACCCATAAGTTTAAGATCGGTGATGGTACAACAGTTTGGTCTCTATTACCATATGGTGGTATTCAAGGCGGTGAAGGTGCAACAGGTTCTGTAGGTAAACCTGGTACTACTGGACCACAAGGTCCAACAGGTGGTGCATCCGGTCCAGCTGGTGCGAGCGGAGCGTCAGGTGCCACAGGTGCACAAGGTGCTACAGGTATTCAAGGTCCAAGAGGTTATGTAGGTGCAACTGGTGCTACAGGTATTCAAGGTGCATCTGGTTCAACTGGTGTACAAGGTGCCTCAGGTTTACAAGGAGCTAGTGGTGCATCTGGTGCCACAGGTGTGCAAGGTGCATCGGGCTCAACAGGTTTAACAGGTTCGACTGGTGCAACTGGTGCCAGTGGAGCTACAGGTGTACAAGGTGCAAGTGGTTCGACAGGTTTAACAGGAGCGACTGGTGCCACAGGTGCTAGTGGTGCAACAGGTGTACAAGGTGCATCAGGTTCAACTGGTATCCAAGGTGCATCAGGATCAACAGGTTTAACGGGAGCTACAGGTGCCACTGGTTACCAAGGTGCATCGGGCTCAACAGGTTTAACAGGTTCGACTGGTGCCACAGGTTATACTGGAGCCACAGGTGCAACTGGTGCCAGTGGTGCAACAGGATTTACTGGAGCCACAGGCGCCACAGGATATACTGGTGCAACTGGCGCCACGGGCCATACTGGAGCCACAGGTGCCACGGGTTCAACTGGACCACAAGGTGCATCAGGCGCGACTGGTTCCCAAGGTGTAGTGCCTAATGTACTATACGTATCAAAAGGTGGATCAGATACAAATTCTGGTCAATCATTAGCAGATTCATTTGCTACTATCAAGAAAGCATGTTCAGTAGCTACAGCAAACACATCTATCTTTGTTAAGTCTGGTGAATACATTGAAAATAATCCGGTAGTAGTGCCATATGAAGTTGCAATCATAGGTGATAACCTTAGAACAACTACAGTT